TCCGCGTTGTCGTCGGTGCGCTTGCGGTTGTAGTCGTCCAGCTCCTGCTGGCGCTCCATCTGCTTCTGCCGCAGCAGCGTCATCATCTGGAGGTTGTTTCGTCCGACCTCGCCCGCGCCGCCCGGTTTACTCGCAAGATATCCGTTGAGCGCAGCGACAATCGCCTGACCGATGCCGAACCTGCCGCCGCCAAACATGCCTCCGGCTTGGGGCGCGGGAGGGACATTGACGAACTGCCCGCGCTGCTGCGGGACAAGAGAGAATGGGTCCATTAGAACAGCTTTGCCTTGTGCCCGAGGATGCCAGCGAGGCCAAACATCGGCGACAGGCCCATCTTGCCGCCCATCAGCATTCCGCTAAGACCGAAAAGCGGTGCGAACGGCCCAAGCGGGTTGTGGTGATGCTGCGGCTGCTGCGAGGGGTCGCCCTGAAGCGGCGCTCCGGTCATTCCGCCGCCTGGTGACATTTGGCCGCCGATTGGAGGAAGTTGGCCAGAGGGCTGCGGCTGCGAGTAGGACGGAAGCTGTCCGCCCATCGGCTGCTGCTGACCGTTTAGCGGTGACATTCCGCCGCCCTGCATCATCTGCCGCTGGCGCATCATCTGCATGATTTGCTGAAGTTGAATCGGATCCACTACATTCCCCCAAGCGCGGCGTAGTTCACGCCGTCATAAATGCCGTTGACAAAACCCTTGACGAAGGCGCGAGGACGCAGCTTCTCGACCTCATCCGCGATGACGCCATGTTCGCGCTCCCCGTTCGGATTGCTGCGCCAATTCCACGAATACCATCCGAGGCCGTCAGGTGCGCGGAACTCAAGCTCAATATTCGTCTTGAGGCGGCGATCCGAGGCCATGATCGCGGCAGAGCCAAGCGATGCGCCCGCGCTTAGAAGGCCGTTCATCCAGCCGCCGCCGGGATTGGTGCTCGTCTGAGTGCCGTAGCCGTTGAATAGGCCGCCGACATTTCCGAGCGCATTGGCTCCGTAATAAGGAAGCTGCCCCGCTAGCTGCTGCGCGCCGAGCAATGGCGTGTAACCCGCGAATTGCGAGGTCGAATAACCCGGAAGCATTCCCGCCGCCTGCGACTGGACGCCGAGCCCGGTGTTGTAATTGCCGCTGAGCTGTCCCGCCGCCTGGTCCTGCAGCCCGCGCTCATACTGGTAATTCTGCAAGAGCGGCTGAAGCTCGGCCTGCGTCACACCCCTTGCGAGGTCGGTCGCATGATCGCCGGAACCCGTGCGCCCCGCCATTGAAAAGGCGGAGTCGATTGAATTGCCCGCCTGCTGTCCAGCGAACTGCGCGAGCTGCTGAACATAAGGGTTCGAGTTGAGATATTGGCCGCCAAGCGTCGACTGGAGAAAGCTGTTCGCGGGGTTGGCGTTGCCGGGGTTGTTCGCAAGCGTGTTCCCGATATAGCCGTAGCCCGGTTGAAGCTGCTGGCCCTGCTGCGCGATCTGCCCCTGGATGCCGGGGATGGTGCCGCCGGTAATCCCGCTTTCGATCCCGGCAAGATTATCCTTGTTGCCGTTGACGATATCGGTGATGCCCTGACCGGCTCCCAACAGGATCGGCTGCGCTGGAGCCCAAGGTGCACTCGTGCTCTTGGTCTTGCTCGACTTTTTTCCCAATTGTTCCCCCGGCGCGTTAGCCGCGCTCTAGTTGCTTCTCGAACAGCCAGTGGTCTTCAACCGGCTGACATCGCGCCCACCCAAGAGGCGCTAGGCTTCTCGCCCATCCGCCCCGCCCAATCGCGACCATTCGCGTGGCTCCCGCCTCCGCTGCTGCCGCCCCAATCGCGTCGTCCAATTCCTTGAGCCAGCGGCGGTAATCCCGTCCGCCGACCAGCTTCACTTCCACGAAACCGTCAGTGCTCAGCCACGCGGTTGCGACGGCGAGAAGATCATCCCCGTCCATCACCGCAAACAGCACTTCGTCATCATCCAAAACGCTAGGAAAGCCGCCCCTTGCCCGTGCGGGTTCGAGATAGGCTTCAGCTTCGGGCCAGCGATCCCAGTTGCGTGGATCGCGGACACGGCCGACCTGCATTTACGTCCCGATCAGGCCGTGTGTTCTAAAATCGGCGTCGTAAGCCACCAGTCGCGCTTCGAGTGCCGCGATGCGATTGAGCGCCGTCTGCAATTCGCTCTGAACGTAGGATGCCGAAGCCGTCCCCGCAGCAGCAGCCGCGAAAGCGCCACGCGCGGGCGTCCCGGTCGCGGCAGTCCATCCCGTTTTCCGAGGTCCGACAACCTGAACCCCGGCCACGGTGTAAAAGCCGGTTACGTCGAAATTGCCCGTCACGGACGAGTTGCGGTCGATCTGAAAGGTTAACTGGTCAGCGCTGAAGCTCAGTGCCTCCGTGCGCCTGAGCGCTCGGTTGATTGCGTCCCTGTGCTGCCTCGGGTCCGAGAATATGGAGACGCGCTGGACTGTCACCTTGCGTCACCCGCCTCGAACTCAAGCTCGCAGCCGTCGATATATGTCCACGTCGCTCCGGCGGGGATCGTCACCTGAAGCGTGTTGTAGCGTCCGTTCGAGCGGATCGGCAGCTTGCCGTTGCTCCGCATGGTCGAGGTCGAGCGGATTGACTCTGCATCGCCCGCGCGCATTCTCGCGTCGATGGTCGCCGATGCGTCCGTCGTGTCCGAATTGAGCCTGACTTCGCGGATGCGCGACCTGCGCCCCGAGGTGGGTTCGATATTGTCGAGCTGCAGGACCGCTTCCAGAGCGCTTCCAGAAAGAGCGTAGAGGGCGTTATCCGCGCCGGCGACGAGCAACACCGGGTTGCCGCCCTGGAACAGCGGCGAATCCAGGCTGACCGGGATTGAGTCGAGGCCGCTGGGGTAGGATGCGTCGAGCGCATCGAGAGGTGTCCCGGCGGTGTAGCCGGTGAACATGGCGGTCACGTCCAGCTTGAAGGTCGTCGCGCGCTTCAGAACCCAGTTATAAGCAATGATCGTTCCCGGCGTTCCGGGCATCGCCCACAGCACGCAGGAATTGCGCGGGTCGATCGCGCTCCAGATGTTCGAGATGTCCTCGCGCGAGAACTTGTCGAAAAACCAGCGATTGAACTTCTCGTCGGCAATCGGGATAACCTCGTTGCCGTCGCACATCATGAAGCCGCGCTCGGAGAGGAAGAAGATCAGTCGTCCGACATTGGAAACCGAACCCGCCGCCATGCAGCCGATTTCGGCAGAGATTTGGTTGAACTGCCAGATGATGTCGAGGCCTCCCTCTACGCCGACATATTCCCCGCGCACGATGGACGTGTCGGTCAGTGCAATCACATATTCACCGCCGACGATGCGCCTCAAATGCCCCCACAGGCTCGGCTGCTTGTCGGCCTGGTTTATGCCCGTTGTCCAGTCGGAGACATTGTTGAACTGGCTCCACTGCAGTTCATTGGCGGTCGTAATCGCCATGACGAAATCGCGCGCCTGCGCGATGTCCACCGCGTTCGGCGCGTTGGTCGCATAGCCTCCCGATGTTGAAATCAAGCTGTAACCGACAACCTGGCCGCCATTGGCGATGCCGAGCCAATCCCCGAACTGGCACAGCCGCCAACGGGAGGCGGTGCCGCCAGATTTCGCACTCCAGGACGCGCCGGTGTATTCGTAAAGTTCTGCCGAGGTTGCCGCGACAAGGTGCGAGGAGCCATCCGACGCGATGAACGCACCGCCGCCCGCCACTTGCCCGCCAAGCGGCGTTGTGACCGCCTGCGGGGCCTTGACCGGGGCATAGCCGGTGGCTGTCGCAAGCACATTTCTCGCAATGCTCAGCCCGCTACCCGCTTGGTCCGGCAGCCACTCGCCAAGAGGATAAGACTTTGCTGGCATCAGGAGCGGGCCGCCCGAACCTGTGTAACGGTGTTCGGAACCAGCGGGCCAGCGCCATAACGGTTGTTGCGGGCGGTCCTGTTGATCCGGTCGACAACCTGGTCGAGCAGGCCCTTCCACTGTGCCGCACGGGTCGAGTTGTCGAGATAGGCTTCCGCGTTGAACAGCGCCCCGTAAAGGTAGGCGTCGGGATGCTTTTCCAGCAGCCAGTTGGAAGGTGCGTAAACCGAGAGCGGGTCGAGTGCGCCGAAATAGTCCATCGTCAGAAGGATCGGATCGGATGGAGGTGGCGCGAGCCTGATTCCTCCGGCGACTAAAGCGTATGCCGTCGGCGTATCGCTGGTGCCGTCATATTCCTCGCGCAGCGCCGCTGGCGACATTCCCTTGAGCGGACGATCCGGGCTGCCTTCGATGTAGATCGAGCGCATCGCCTGGAAGTCGTCGGGAAGGTTTGTGTCCTCCGATACCGCTGAACCAGTGACCGTGCGCTCCATCTCGGGGCAGCGCAGCTCGCGGTTGAACTGCGCCTCTGCCATCTGGATGAACACGGGGATCTTGTCGGCAAGGTCGTCGCGGTCGAGCCAATCCTGCACTGTCGAGATGAGCGTATCCCGATCCGGGATTGCGCCCGGTGAGGATACGGCAAGCGAGATCGACATTAGTAGATCAGCTGCATCGAAATAGTTGCGGTGACGGGGCCGGTTG